GCATCTTCTACCCTTATGTGTTCTTCCATCATAGAAACAAGTTGATTAACTTTAGATTCTAAGTGTATAATGAATCCAAAGATTACGGCTATCATAAGGATATAGAAACAGTCCATCATTGTTATAATCATGATACCTTATCTATCTCCTCTTGGGTCACATATCCATTGTCCATAACAAATTTTCTGTTATCTAAATGTTGTTGTTCAACCAAGTCTTTATTCTCTCCACTATAAACTACTGCATGACAATCTTTAATCATTTGAGTATTGATATCTACTTTGTGTCCGAATACAGGGTGTCCTTCTACATGATGTGCATATAGTGTTCCTAAGATTCTTCCAAACTTACCTTTGTCATGTGATACAAGTGATACAGTTTCACATTCTTCTAGTAATTTCTTTAAGTGTTTTTTAGAAGCTTTACCAAATAGTTTTTCTACTTTGTCTCTAGTTCTAGATTCTGGCGTATCGATTCCAACCATTCGGACTCTTTGTTTTTTATAGACCATACCGAAACCTAAATCGATATCCACATCAATAGTGTCTCCATCTACAACTTTTACTACTTTAACTTTATACTCATACATAATTATGTTTCCTATGTGCGGTTTTTTCTGACCAATCTTGAATTGCTTTTCTAATAGAGTCTTCTGCAAGAACACTACAGTGCAATTTTATTGGGGGAAGTTCTAAGGCTTCTGCAATCTCTTTGTCTTTTATCTGACTTGCTTCTTCAATAGTCTTTCCCGTTAACATGTCTACGAAAAGAGACGAACTTGCAATTGCACTTCCACAACCATATGTTTTAAACTTAACATCTTCAATAATATCAGTATCGGGATTTATTTTTATATCCAATTTCATAACGTCTCCACATGCTGGAGCACCTGTTAGTCCTGTTGCAACATTAGGGTCATTGGGGTCGAATCTACCAACACCATGTTTCTTAGGGTTATTTAAAACGTCTTCGAATCTATCTACTACTTTATTACTATATGCCATATTACTTATTTATCCAAAAAAGGAATCTAAACTTGCAACTGGTTCTACGTTCCAATTAATGAGATTGACAATATTCTTTAGTGGTTCATTGAATGCCTTTTCGAACTGCATATCATAGTCAATAAATCTATGTAAGTCCAACTCTCTTGGTAGAGAACTTGAGAATGATATTACATTCTCATTGATTGGATTTGGTGTTGTAAGATATGAGAAACGAATCTTATCTGAGTTCTTAATCATTTCATATCTCAAGTCAAGATTTTTAGATTTCAGTAAGTGATTGTGTAAGAGTGAACCTCTGACATGAATCGGTGTTCCTTTCCCATAGATATGAGTCGGGTCTGCATAAGTCACAAGGTTTTTGATACCCCTAGGAAATGCAACTTCCTCGGGTGGAAGGTTTCTAAATTCTTTTCGTGCAGTCTCTACGAACTCCCATAAGTCCTGTTCAGTTCCATTCATTACTACCTTTAAGGCTTCTGTTAGTTTAGTTCTGACCCATTGTGGTGTAGAGGACTTTGCAGTCTCAATACCCATCATTTTAAGTTTGGGTTCTGCAAGTCTGACACCTTCGTTGTCATGGACATTTAAAATGTATCGTTTCTTTGCAGTCCAAATACCTCTGTCTGCAATTACTTCACGACCCATTTGCATCTTCTGTTGGAATGCATTGGTGTATTCTGCAAGGTCGTCAAAACCACGTGCAAGAACTTGTTCAATCATACCTTCTGACTTGTTTAGGAAATCCACAATCTTGGTCTTGTCTGTTTCTTCGGGTAAGACTTTCTTGACCAGTTTATCCATAGTGATATAAACTGAATCAGTGTCCATTGCAATCACATAGTCTTCGTTATCTGTTCCAAGTGTTTTGTTTAGGAACTCATTGATAGTTTTCTCTGACCACTTAATAATTAACTGACCACTGGTTGTGATTGACTCTGCAAGGTCAATAGAAAAGAATGCAAAGTATTGATTTGCAAGAGCTCCATATGCAGAGTTAAGTGCAATCTTACGAACCTGTTGATTGTTGTATGCACGTTTGATAAGTGTATCAAGTTCTTTCTTACGTTTGGTTTCTTTACAGACTTCTCGTTCTTGTTGATACCCAATCATTTTCTTCTTCCACTCCTTTCTCTCGTCATAGAGTTTTTCCATAAGTTCGGGAAGAAATCCTTGTTTGTTTTTAGAATACATTACACCATTCGGACACACTGCATGACCCTGTTGGTGAACATATGATAAGTCACATTCTTTGTTCAACATTCTGTCAATGGTTAAGTCCTGTCTGTTTCCTTTTATCATTTTCTCGGGTGAGATATTGTATTGCATAATGATATGTGGATACAGTGAGTTCAAGTCGAAGGACACTACCCAATCATGTCCACCGACTATTGGGTCTTTGACATATGCACCAACAATTTGGTGTGTCTTATCATTACCACTCTTTAATCTTTGGGGTGGGGTTTGTATGTTTTGGTCTTTGAGGTGATTGTAGATTATGGTTTCCCAATACTTCACCATTCCGAATGTGTCATTATAATTACACTTTGCATTATAGGACATTGCAAGTGTTAGTTCCAATAGTCCTAGTTTGTCCTCTAGTTCTTCAACAAGGACAACGTCTTTGACATTGTATTCCAAGAACTTTGGATAGTCTTGTTTGTAAAGTGTATGTAGATTTCCATACTCTGAGTAATCTAGTTTACCAGTTCCAAGTTCTACTTGTGCAATGTTTTCTAGTTTGTAGGATTCTTGATTTACGAATGTATGTTTACGATATATCTCAAGGTAGTCAAGAACATTGATACCATATAGATTGAATATCATTTGTTTCTGACCATAAGTAGACATGAACTCTCTGACATCACATTGACCCCATGGTGAGAGTTTCTTATGTTCTCCCTCTCCTAGTATTCTATCAATACGATTACAGAGATAGGTGATATCAAAAGAGTTTACATTCCAACCTGTGATAATATCGAACCACTCTTGTCTCCAGTATTTAACGAACTGGGTTAAAAGGTCAACCTCATTTAAACAATTGTAATAGATTACATCTGTTCTGTTGTGTTCCCAAGGCCCGATACCAAAAACATGTGTATCTTTACCAAGTGGTTTCATTGAAATTGCATTGACCTTTTCAGTTGCAAGGGTTGGTTCGGGGAATCCGTCTTCACACTCACACTCAATATCAAGTGTTGCAATCTTAATCTGATTTAGATTCCAGTTTATCTCACCTTGAAATTTATCTGCAATATATGTATAGATATATCGGTCATATCCATGGATTTCAAATCCATGAGTTCCAGCATAATTCTCTCGGAACTTTCTTGCACCACCCATAGAGTTTAGGTTCACTACTTCTAGTGACCTTCCGTCTAATGATTTGAATGGTGTGTCTCCCTTCTTAGAAGGGATATAATGATTGGGTCTATAAGATACGGATAGTTTTTGTTGTTTTCCGTTCTTATATCCTTTGACAAGTATTTTGTCACGTGTTCTGCAAACGTTAGTATAGAAATCCATGTAGTTATTATACTACAAGGTATACTATTCTGTCAAGGTAGTAAGATTACTTTTTCCGTGTAAAATGTCGTAAGTGACATCATATTTTTCTTTCGCATTTGCAAGTTTCTCAATTTGAGTATCGAGTGCTTGTGCAATGTCGGGGTGTTCACCAATACCAGCTGGGTTGTTTTTGTATACTTCAATGTTTGCCATTGCAATATCCATTTCACCTTGATATTGACTCATTAGTGCTTTTAATAGTGTTTCTCTTCCCATTATTTACCTCTTATTTTATTACCTGTTGCAACTTTAAAGTTGGTTTCAAGTTGTGGTCTTGGTTCAAAAACTGTTTGAACTAAATCACTGTTTAATATGAACGTGTATTCTTTTGCAAAAGGAATCCATGGTGCAAGATTAACTTCATACTTTCCGTCTTCTGTATTTGTTAGACAAATTTGTGCATCTATGATTTTGTAATTTCCTAATATAGTTCTCTCAACGAATCCAATTAGAACTTCTCCAGTATCCAGTCTTATACATTTTACTTTAGACACTTCTTACCATCTCCTGTAATTCAACACTTCGTCTTCCGACCTGTCCGAACCATTTAGAATCTTCCATTTCAACTGCAACCTTTTCCCAGTCACATGAAACAACACCTTTCCACATGTTATTAAACTTACTGAATCTTGTTCCACCTAAGTTGAATGTCATGTTGACTAAAACGTGTTGAATGTCTTCGGGTAGTGCATAGAAATCTTCTCCACCTTTTGATTCAAATACATGAATGGTTTCTTCTACGTGTTTATCAAAATCATATTCATAAACATCATCTACTCTTTCTTGTGAGACTGGTGTTCCAACTGGTAATCCATATTCATCATCACTATCTTTAATCAAGTGACCAACTCCAAAAGTTAAGTATCCTAATGAGTCTTCGTAAATTTCGAGGACTTCTCCCTCATGTCTCTTAATCTGTTCTTTCAATATCTCTTTGTTCATTCTCTTTCCTCGCTTGTTCTTCTATTAATTCAACCAATATGTCACCCATAAGGTTATTAAGTTCGGTATTATTTAGGAGTTCTTCAAAGTCATGATTGTCGGGAACTTTGATAAGATTCCTTTGAAAGTTTAAGTGTTTCTTACCTTCTACAAACTCTACTTTACCATATGTGTATATGAGTCCTTCCCACATTCCTTTAGTAAGTTGAATGCCTGACATGTTTAATTTGTTATTGTCAACAACACAATAAACACCTTCGTCAAATAATGGTGTATTACCCAAAGAAACTCTCCAATGAATTGTGTTTGTTGGGTAGGAATAAATCTTTATCTTCTTTTGCAAACCACCATACATTTTCCATGTATAGTTTTTTCATAAAGTCTTGCATTGCAGTTCTATCAATTCCTTCTTTATCTGATACTTGGTTGTCGTCACTATCACCTTTTACGTCTGACCACTTCTCTAAGAATGCAGTAGAAGATTGAGGCCTTTGCATGATTCTCATTCCTATCTGACCTTTGAAGTGTGGTCTTAAATCGTCTACAACTTCGTCACATGAAGGAAACATTTTACCTTTTATTTTTGGATTCATAATGTTAATCAATAAGTGTCCGTTATCTGATAACACTTCAAATGATTTTCTAGAAACTGGAATAAAGAAATCGTCTCTCCATGATTCATATTCTGAGAACTTACTCCATGATTGGTCTTCTTCGTGTTCTCCACCTTTGTTGTATGTCTCTGTTGAGAAATATGGTGGTGAAGTAAATGCACAATCTATTGGTGGGAATTTTTCATAAGGAATATCCTCTGCACCACTTCTATAGATTACAACTCTCTTCTCACCAACTGACATAAACTTGTCTTTGGTTTCTGTAATTTTTGGTGCATGACCTGTAAGAATCTTTTCATATTCTATACATTGTTTCTTATATCTTTCAAATGTGTTTGGGTTTGGGTCACAACCAATATACACTGTAGTTTTTTTACTTGCAAAGAATCCACATAGTCTATCTCCCCAACCACAACTTGTATCCAATACAGTTCTTGCATCAGTCATTTCATAAAAACACTTTGCAACCACTGGTTTGAATTGTGTTGCAATATAGGCTCCTAGTCTGAATGCCATTCTGTAAGTATCTTCTTTCAATGAACCACCAACAAGTTTTATAACTTCGTTTCCGTCTACGTCTTTTGACACTTCCTTTGTGATATCATTGACACCTCTCCATATTGCACCGAGAGGTGATTTTAATTCTTTTGCAGTTGATTCTCTAAATGCATTTATTGGTGCTCTATGTCCATATGAATCACAAGACAATCTTAAATCTTGCATAAAGTAATCACTTGCATCATTAAATGTGGAAGGTGCATTGACCATTCCATGTCCCCATTCTGAATAGGGATATTTGTAGTCGTCATATTTTTCTACGACTTCTTGTTCTAAATTTTCGTGTGGGTATATAAACTTCCAAACAGGATATTCTAAAAGTTTAATAAAGGTGTTTCTCATATCTTCATGAGAGATTTGTTTTAGAGGAAACTCGGGTCTTTCGGTTTCTATATATTCTGCAAGAACCTCACGGAAGTATTCTCTCCCATGTTCTTCAGTTAATGCATCAAAGAGACTACCATCAATAATAGGTAATCTCTTCTCATTTGCATTGTCTTTTAAGACTTGATAAAGTTTAGATGTTTGCAAGGACATTTTCGGGTGATGATATTTCATAAGGGTCTGAATCGACATTGTCACCGAATCCTTCTTCTGCAAAGACATTTTCAATAACATTGTCATTTACAACAATTGCATATCTCCAAGACCTAATACCAAATCCTACGTTTGCTTTTTGCACACTTGCACCCATACCTTCTGTAAACTCTCCGTTTCCATCGGGTAATGGTCTAACATTTTGAATCCCCTGTCCATCAAACCATGCATTCATTACAAATGAATCATTTACTGACAAACAATATATCTCATCAATACCCTTTTCTTGGAATTGTGAAAACTGAGTTTCAAAGCCAGGCAATTGGAATGATGAACATGTTGGGGTGAATGCTCCAGGCAATGCAAAGATTATTACTCTTTTTCCAGCAAACTGTTCGTTTGTTTCTAAGTGTTTAAAATCTCCGTCTACTCTTATTGGTAGAATTACTTGGGGTATTCTATCTCCTACGTTTAACATATTTTTCT